ACGATCCACAGGCTGTGGTTCCGGCATGCGAGAAATATACTCGTTAACCGACATACCCGCCGCATTGGCGGCTGAAATCGTAGCAGGGTCATTGGCAAGGAAAGAAGCGCGCCCACCCTCAGCCATACGCACAGGCTCTTGAGTGTTGCCGACCCCTGTGTTCTGGCCCATGTTTGTCTGCGGTGCCATGGCTTGTGCCATAGAGGCGATACCTTGCTGTGGAACACCTGCGGCGTTGACCGCTTCCTCAGCTACCGTGGGCTGCATAAGTCCCTCTTGTCGCGTTGCGTCTTGGCGCATACGTTGTCTACGCTCGATCTCCCCCAGAACCATAAACTGGGGAGCTCCGCCACTTGGCGACTGCATCTCCTGCACGAGCTGTTGCTCGGAGAAATTCTTCAGTTTGTCCTGAGTGTCGAGCATATTCATCATTATGAGAACGCCTTGTAGAGGGAGAGGCCGGATAGGCCGGCTCCTGCAAGTTGTTGGAAAGCACCGGGCTGTTGAGACTGCGCCGTCTGCGTGTTTTGGAACGTGTTGGTTCCTGTGGCAGCAATGGGCATGCCAGATAGAATCCCGGTCATGTTGCCGATTTGCTCACGTCCGAACCCCTGCTCTTCAAGGAAGTTCTGGTAATCCATGTCGATCTGGCGCTGAGCGTCAGCCTGTTCCGCCGCGCCGACACCCTCAAGAAGCTGCATGTTCTGGATGTCAGTTTGACGACCAAGCTCGCCGAAGCGCGTGAGATCACCTGCAAGGCCTTGTCCAGCCTCGAGCGCTGCAAGTCCTTGGCCCGCGCCGAACTGTTGTCCAGCTTCTGTGCCTGTCTGCACACGGCCAAGTTCAGCTGCACGCTGTTGATCAACGGTCATCTGGGCGGTACGATCAGCGCCGAACTGTTGTGAGGCTGAGTCAAAGGCCCGCTGTTGTCCCGTTGCTTGGATCTGGGCCATACGGTCGAGTAGACCTTCTTCTGCCAAACCCTCTTGAACAGCTGCGCGAGAACCACCAAATGCACCTGACTGAACAGCCTGAGCTTGACGTTGACCACCAAGGCGATTGAAGTCTCGGATTGCCTGTTCCTTTTGAACATCTGTGACGTTCTGCATGTAAGGTGACATGTATTGTGAAACAGCATCCCCAGTGAATGTGTCTGGCTGTTGGAAGTTAAACTCAGAGAACTGTGTTGGGTCATACTGACCAAGTTCTGAGGCTCGGTCCATACCTGCTTGTGTGAAGTCTTGAGCTGCACCAAGACCGGCAAGGCCGGTGCCGGCGATACCTAGTGTGCCCGCGCGAGCAGCTTCGGTTGAGGGGTCATTGGAAGCGATACGTTCACCGCCGTAAGCCTCAAATGGTTTGGAGAACTCTGCCTCCGCTTTGGCAATGTTGCGCTCAAAGTAAGGTTTTGCCCAATCAGGAAGGTCAGCCGAAGATGACCCCGACTGAGTTGTGGTGTTGTTCACTGTCTTGCTACCACACATGGGTTAGCTCCTTACTTTGGTTCCAGCTCTAGGCTCGACTCATATATTCCTGCATCGCGCGGGGCGCAGCGTCTTCAGCTTGGTTTACCTTGTCTAGGAAACCTCCGCCATACTTCTTCTCAAGGGCATCTGCCGTCTTCTTGCGTAGCACATACTCCCCGTCGGCAAGCAAAACATCCTGCTCGCCCTCAAGGGTTGCGGGAACCTTGTCGTCTACCCCAGAGCCATCTCCCGGTCCACGAACAGCACCTGCCTCACCGTTGGCGAAGCGCTCCACAGTATCGTCGTATTCCCCAGACTGAACTCGCTGCACGAGGTCTTGGAGTGCTTCTCTACCATAAGCGGCGACAAACTTACCGAGAACAACCGCTGCGTCTTCTTCACCCATGGCGCCTTTGACTGCGCTGATTGCGTCAGAGATAACTGTCTTCTCGTTGCCCCCAACCTCACCACCTTCGGCCATACCTTGTACAGGCATGAGAGTGTTACGATAATCAAGCAGCTGATCGTAAGTCGGGTTGGACATAAATTGCTGAGACATCGGGTTGGTGGGATCGTAGTTCGGGTTTGGTAGTGGAATAAATGCACCTTGGGCTGCAGCTGTGCTCATGTCGGGCATCTGTGGCAGCGTCACTGTTGCGCCACTATCTGAAGCTGTTGGCCCTGTGGAAACTGTTGGTGCAACACGAATGGAACCTCCACCCTCTCCAATCATTGACTCTTGCCCTCTTTGGGACAAACCTGCAGGGCGCGATTGGCCAGATTCTGTTTGACCAGTAGAACTATCGGCGCCTTTGGTCAGACCCCCAACCAATCCCTTGGCCGCACCCATGATACCTTGACCACCTGTCGCTTGGTTCATTGCAACACCTGCGATCATTCCGGGAAGACCGCCCATTGCGGCACCTCGAAGAGCCGCTGCGGTGTTTGTCAAACCACCGTTGTCGTCACGTGCGAACGCTGGCGCAGCGATACCGGCCAAGCCAGTTGCTTCTCTGCCCGAACCGCGAGGTGTAGCACCGGCAGCGTTTGAAATTCCACCAAATGCGCCTCCGAAGGTATCGCCGGATTGACCGGGCCCGCCGCCGTCTGCCATGTCGGCAAGTCCGCTGTAACCTCCAAAGAATCCACCTCCGGAATCGTCACCGCCGCCGCCGCCCTCACCGCCATTTCCACACATGTCGAACCCCTTTTAGGTTTGTAGGCCTATACTACAACACGTAGTTTGTAATTTCCACCCACAAGATCATAGCCCAACTTTTGCAGGAGGGTTCCAGTTTTGTCTGTACTTAGTCCGCTGGAAACACCTACGCAAATCTCAGCAACCTTGTGCGACGTCCCCCACTTCTCAAACGCGCGTAGTAGATCAAGACCTACCCGGGACCCACGATGTTCCGGGGCCACATACCACAGTGTGTCTGACGCCAGTCGGTCAGTGCCAAAGTAATGCTCGCTGATTGCTCCCAAGAACAACCCGACCAACTCGCCATCTACCTCAGCAACCTGCATAAAGTGGGTATCTGGATTTGTGCTGTAGTGGTACAACATTCTCCCAACCTTGTTGGTGTCATAATCGAAGTCACGATACACACTTTCTTGGTGCATCCGGTATCCGAGCTCGATTGATCCTTGAGCGTCACGGGGCTCCATAGGGCGGACAGAACTCATGGTAGTAACCTTTCGATGGTTTTGGGACCAACGATACCATCGGCAACCAGACCATTCTTGGCTTGCCACATTTTCACAATCTTGTCGGTGTTGGGTCCAAACACTCCGTCGGCGGCGAGCCCCAACCTACGCTGAATTTGCTTAACGGTATCGCCCCGACTACCCTTGCGGAGCGTGGCTATTACCGGTGAGCGAGAAGGAACGTCACCTGTGAGAGCTTGCATAGCAGTATTATATCTCCGCTGGCGATCTTCCAGTCCGATTGTACCGCCGTTTATGCGCCGTGTGACTTTCTCGACGTCACCTGTATCTGCAAGCTTGTTGAGGTTGTTCTTGCTCCAGAACCACAGCGCTGACGCCAAGGCACCTTCCTTTGTCTCCAGCCAGTCAGATGCCTCTTCCGGCGTCATGCCGTAGTCTTTGGCGAACGCCGTGACATTGCTTCGGCCAGTAAGCTGCTTCAATCCTTTTCCGCGGAACCGCCATCCGTCACCCGGCTGCGTATTCCCCAATGCACCGCGAGCGGAGCGGAACTCGTCCATGTAGACGTAGTTGGCAATTTTCTCTGGCTTGCGAGCATATTCAGCAGCGTTGCGCTTACCCACACCGAAGTAGCGACTGAAGACACGCTCCAGAGCATCTTGGGAATAGTTCAGGTTTTCCTGCAGGGCTGTGAAGTCTCGGCTCTCGTGGGCGCATTGACTGATAAACGACGCTACTCGCTCAGGAGTGTCGATACCATATACGGGCAAAGCTTTGTTGAGCTCTGTGCACCATACGTTGAGCTCCCTGTTTGTCGGGAGCATATCCGTGAGTTGGCGCAGTGTGAGTTTCATTTGGACACACCTTTGGTTTTCTCGAATGTCCGAAGACCGCCAAGACCCAACATGCCCATCAGAACAGGCAGCATAACGGAAGTGTCAGATTGTGGAATATCCCAACCAAGCCCAGATGCGATGGGGGAGATCAGGAAGTTTACCGCGAAGCCGCACACACAAATCCAACCAACTGCAGGGCGCCAACCGCCCCTAAATAAGCTATCAGATCCAGCCTCGACCTTGTTTACGTCCAGCTGAGCCTTGGCAATTTCTTGCACGTGGCGCTCGGACATCGTGGCGATCTCGTGAGCCAACCTGTTGCGCTCATCTGTGTCAGGGATAACCTTCTCCAGAAGCTCGGTCACGGGGGCAATCAGTTGTTTCAACATCCAGATATCCTTTTCTGGGTTACCGCATATCTACAGAACGCTCAATAAGGCTGCGGATGGCCTTAATATTCTCGTCCATGCGAGCAAGCGTCACGGCCTGCTCATTCATAATGCCCTCAACTTTCGTCAAGCGCGTATCGTTTCGGATAATATCCTCAGCGTTGTTTTGAATCCCGCTGTTCATACTCGCAACAAACCACACCAGAGCAACTGTTTGACCAACTATGGCCAGTATAAAAGTAACAGGTACTGATTTCGAAAGGTGCCATTCATCTCTTACCATTAGAATACGGAGCCTCCTGCTGGTGCTGGTCCCGTAATCGGCACAGAGACATCCTTCTGCTCGGGTTGTTTGGTGTCGCTCATATTACTATCCTCAGTTCGCCTGTTGCCGTCTTATATACATCATTTTCCGCAAGTCCACCAGCTACGGCTGCGGCGTTGTTGGCGAAAACAGAGAGTCCTGATAGATTCAGAGTATCTCCGCGCACCGGTCCCGGGTTCTGCTGCTGCTGCGCATATAGGGAAAACGCCCGCGTGACCTGCGCCATGTAAGATGCGTTGTACTCCGCCGGAGCCGCTGCAAAGAATGGTACTGTGACTGCCTGTGCCATTAGCGTTTCCCATCCGTACGCATATCTGCACGAGGTGTCCCGAGCCTCCACTGAGTATTCACGTCGTTCGACTCAACCCGCAATGACATTGACCTCCCTCGCAACCTGAAGAATAGCTGCTCGGTGTATTGTTGGACCGGCACAGTGGTGCTACGTGCTACGCCCCCTGAGTTTATCTGGTCAAACGCAGCTCCGGGAAAGTCTTTTGTGCTCACAGTGAAAGACACCGAAGGGGTGTCCGGCGAGTTCCTAAACGAGACGTCAGGGATCACCCTGCTCACAAACATAAATTGCTCTCCGTCACCTATATCTACGGCGCTGGACTCAATGTAGCTGTTTATCGCACTCGGTGGGTTTGTGCTGCCGTCAGATATACCGTTCTCGTGGAAGTATAGGTATCCATCTGTGGAAGCTGCAATCGGGAAACCTGACACGCCGCCCTCGTCCCACGCAGTGCGCGCCATAGTCCCATAGTACCATGTGTTTTCCACATAGTTAAACACGATATAGCTGTCGTTGGTTACACTACCAACCGACGGGTAGAACCACCAAACCTCGTTGAACTTGCTGTTGTTCGCAGCTGTGACTTTGCCGAGCTGATACAGGTTCATGTTTGCAAACACGTACTCTTTTATCGGACATGGGATAATCTGCACGTTACCATCGTAGCGGTAAAACACCCGATCACCCATCCAGTAGACGGCATCGCCAACAGCAACTGCGGAGTTCTGGGAAACAATCGACGTGTTTGTGGAAACCTCAGTCAAACCAAACGTAAACGGCGCACCGATAAACTGCATTGCTGAAACAGACTTATCCGTGAAAACGACGACTTGTTGCTTTGTCTGCACCGCCGCGATTATCTCTGAGCCCGTACCGATACGCAGCTCGCCAGCGGTGTTGTCTGCTCGGGTTTCCCAGTCAGTGAAAGACTCAGCATCTGAGAAGCGAATGATCAACGGGTCTAGGTTGCCCGGGTCACCCTCAGGGTCACAACCGAAGGCAATGACGTGGCGATCTCGTTCTGATACCAACACGCTGTTGGCAGCTTCAGGTTGGTTGTTACCGCTGATAGATGTGATATTTACGGCACGGGTGCCAGAACCCACAGAAGAATCCCAGTAATAGATACCCCCGCCCCGCACGTTAGTGAGAAGGTCTTCCCCGAAGTTGTCCATGGACCACAAGCGCAGCTGTGTGCCGGGAATTGAGATATCGGCAGGTGAACTCCACGCACCGCGACTCCATACACCGGTGCCCCAACCACTGCCCAAAACAACAGAGTCCAGACCCGTGTTGATCTGGTAGGCCCCTACAACACTGGCGCCACCGTCCCCTGTGTCGGAACTATTTGCAGCGGTCGCGATCTCGATGGTGTATGTGTTCCCATCTACCAAGGACGTGACTTGCTGCTCTTGGTTCAACACATCCGCCGTTACAGCACCCCCGAGACTCGCGGCTCCAGAGAACGTGACGTAGTCGTTAAGAAAAACATCGTTGGTTGTGTCGGTGACAGTGAGTGTCGTAGATCCGTCAACTGCTGAGAATGTAACATCACCCGCCGCCGTTGTCTCTCGGATGGGTGTGATATCTACGGGCTGGTTACCTTCAGTAATGTACAGTTTCAGGTTAGTGCCAGCAGCGACGTATTTCGTACCAGTGAGCGTTGTCCACACATGCAGCTTACGACAAGCGCCAACCATTTCGCTGTGGGTAAAACGACTCCAACCACCAATAGACTCAGGGAATCCCATACGGAAACGCACCTTGTCGCCATCGCGCCAACCGCCTTCGTTGGTGTAGTCAGTGGTATCCCGCACAATACCGGGCCTAAATTGGAGTTTCTGCAGTGGCATAATAGATCCCTTATGGTTTTGTCGGCCAAACCACATCATGCGGAAACCCGATCTGATCGGGAACAGCAAGCAGGCTTTGTCTATATGTTGCCCACGCCACTTGATCTACCTCGGCCCACCGGAGCGGATTCCCAACAATAATGTCAACCTCACTGCTAAGCTTTACGTCACGTTCTGCACGGACCTCTGCTGCTAGTGCTGCGTCTAGCTCTGCCTGAGTAGGTGGAACGTAGGCTGCGAAGTCTGTGCCGATTAAAGACATGACAGCAGCGTTGTCGATAGTCATATCTGTGTCAGCAGGGTCTACTGTGTATGGTATCCAGCCGTGCTGTGGGTGGTTAATCTCTAAATCCATACGAAGGTTGTCGGACTGTAGCGATGCCGCATTGCGGACTTCTGTGATTGTAATGCTCATTATGAAATCCTCAAGAATACAGTGGCTTTGGTTTCTTGTAACCTATTGGTTGTACCCATAGCTCTCCACGTACCAGCATTACTAGAACCTTCAGGTGTGAGTGCCGTGTTGTAGCTATAACTATTTACAGAAATCACCGCCGCATATTGAAGAACACTGCCTGCGTAGGTGGAACCAGCGACAATAGAGCCAGAGTTGCTATTTCTTCCCAGAAAAGCATAGGTTCCAACGGCACCCTCATCACCAATCAGGTTTGTTTGTATTGCAGCCTTGACTTTAGCGGGTGACACAACCGTATCTTCCGTTCCCGAACCAGCTTCCCATGTCGCCGTATCTTGTGTCGTATCTGCCGCTTTAGCCTCGAGCTGTGTCTGGATTGGGGAAGTTACCCCATCAACGTAGTTCAGCTCTGCCGTCGTGGCCGTCACACCGTCCATGATGTTGATCTCAGCCGTCGTGGCCGTCACACCGTCCATGATGTTGATCTCAGCGGTCGTAGCCGTCACACCGTCCATGATGTTCAGCTCAGCGGTCGTGGCCGTCACACCGTCCATGATGTTGATCTCAGCGGTCGTAGCCGTCACACCGTCCATGATGTTGATCTCAGCGGTCGTAGCCGTCACACCGTCCATGATGTTCAGCTCAGCGGTCGTGGCCGTCACACCGTCCATGATGTTGATCTCAGCGGTCGTAGCCGTCACACCGTCCATGATGTTCAGCTCTGCAGCGGAGGCTGTGACAGTATTACCGCCGATAACCAAGGATCCGAGGTCAAATGTCGCAGTGAGGTCGACAACTGCCGCGCCACCACCACCACCATCGCAGTAGATGATTTTTGTTGTGCCGTTCAACACACTTACATTCGAGCCAGAACCCTGAGTGAACGTAGCTGTCTGCCCGCTGAGGTTCTTTATAATATAGATGTGTTGACCGTTGTTAGGGGTCACAGTGATAGTGTTTGGTCCTGAGGGTGAACCGCCGAGCACAAGTACCCTGTTTTGCCCATCTGACAATGTGCCATCTGTGGTTGGCAACGTGTGTGTTGTCCCCGCCAAAGAAATCGAGCCGACCCCGTTTGTGATCCGGTCGAGGATCGACATGTTGTCGTTTACGGTACTACCCCATGTGGCGGACTGCTCACCGTTCGCTGGAAGCTCAATGCCACCATTTGCTGTATACGTACTAGGCATCTGTCATCCTCATGCTGCTATTCTCGTCCATGTTGTTCCGGGGTCAAGGGAAACATCTGTCCATGTTGTTCCCGGATTAGGGATTATATCGTCCCAATTTGTTCCCGGATTAGGGATTATACGGCCCCAAACGACAGGGTATCCAACTTGTCCATCAGCCGATACGCCGCTTGGAAGAACGACGGCCCCGCCTACTACTGTGGCCGAACTTACACTACCTGTGCCCGAAACTCCAGTTACTTCCGTAAGAGCGCCGGCGTTTACTTCGGCTATACCAACTGCTGCTGTGGCAGAAACTCCAGTTGCTACGGCAAGGGCACCAACAGAGATAGCTACAGAACCCACTGCAGTGGTGGCAGAAAACCCAGTAACCCCGAGATTGGCGTCAGCGGAAATAGCGACAGAACCTACCGCA